CGTCTGCTCCTGGCCGATGATGGCCACCGCCGTCACACTGGGCTGTACGCCGTCGGGCGTCCAGTCCAGCGTGTCGGCCAGCTCATCGCTGAGCTGCGCCGCGGAATCGGCGAAATGGCTGTCAAGCTGCATGACTTACGCCGGCGTGCCGCTGGTGACCCCGGTGAGGAGGTAACCCGCTTCGGGGTGGAAGATCTTGATCTGCCGATCGTTGCGGGCGCGGATCGTGCCGCCGCGGCGGTTCTCTTCGCGGTACTCCTCGACGATCACGCCGGGGGTCTCGTCCTCGCCGCCGGGGATCTCGGCGTTCTCCGCGGTCCACATGAAGGTCCGGCCGATGCACGGCTCCGGCGCTTCAACATCGTCGGTCTCGCCGACGTGGCAGACCATGGCCATCGTCGGGTCCCAGATGCGGGCCGGCGTGGCGGTGGCGCCTTCGCCGGCGGTATTCTTCATGCCGCGGCCGACGAGGATCTGGTCGAGCATCAACAGCTCGCAGAGGGCGGGAATCCGCTTCACGTACGCCTTCGGGTCATCATGGCCGCTGAATTTCAAAAGATCCTGGATTTGATGCGTGCGGCAGAGCTTGATGAGCGCCCAGGAGCTGAGGATCATCGAGTTGGGCTCGCTGCCGCAGGCGAGCAGCACCTGCTCACGGGCCTTGTCGATGTCCTCCAGCGGCGTGGCCGTGGCGGGCGTGTCCCAGGCGACGGCTGCCGCCGCGTTGCTGAACGTGCCCGTGTTGAACACGGCGCTGGCCACATCGTTCTCGAAGGCCATCAGCACGCGGTTCACGGCGCGCATGGTGGCGAAGTTTTCCAGCTTGATGACGTTGGCATAGATTGCCAACTGCCGGTCGTCGACCGGCTCCTCCGCACCGTAGTCCTGCGTCACGTAGGACTCCTGGTCGAAGAGGAAGTTGCCGCGCTTGTAGCCGCTGAACGGCGCGCGCATCAAGTCCTCAATGGGCGTCAAGAGGCTGGCGATCTTGACGCGCAAGAACCCGGCGGCCTGCATCGCCACGGGCGCGGGCGGCAGGACCTTCAGGCCGATGAACTTCTTTTGGTTGGCCAGCAGACTGATGTCTGCGTAAGAAAACGAGAGGTCGAACCGCGTGATGGCGGTACGGGGAGCGGACATTGCTTATTCTCCGTGAAGTGGGCGGCAGCGGAGAATTTGGTTTGATGCGGTGGGCGGCGGCGGAAAGGAGAGGTTTTTACTCTAGGGGGCGTTCCCTCCCCGTCCGCTGCCAGCGCGGGGAGGGAACGCAGGGTCCCCAGTTTGGTTTCTTGCTTGAAGCGCGTCGAGCGTGTCAAGCGTTTCGATTTAGCCCTTGACGCTCAAGAGCATGGTGACCGAGGAGATCTCGGCCGTGGCGCCGGTGGTGCCTCCGGTGTCGTTGACCGCGGCGGTCAAGAGGATGTCCAGCGTGTCGCCGGGGTTCAGGGCGGTCGGGGTGACCACGCAGTCGTAGTTGGCGAAACTGGTGGTCAGCGCGGCGGCGGCCGTGGTGACCAGGTTCGCGCTGTCGCCGCCGGCGCCATCGGCCTTGTAGGCGGCGGCCACGATGGTGGCGCTGACCGTGGCAGCCACGGTGACCTTGGCGCGGACGCGGATCGTTACCGCCTGGCCCGCCACGTATTCCTTGGGCAACTCGAAGAGGAAGCGGGCCGCGTCCGACTTGCTGGCGCCACTGGCCGCTTCGCCCAAAACCAGCGGCGTGTTGGTGCCGCAGGTGCCCGGCGTGAGGCCCATGTCGCCGGCCGGCGTTCCGGCCGAGGCCCCCAGGCCCACGAGCGTGGCGTGCGTCTTCAAGGCGGTGAGGGGAACCGGGTACGGCGCGTTGTTTTCCTGGGTCAACTGCGTGCGGGCGACCGTGCCGCTGGTCGTGGTCCGCGCGGGCAGGTACTCGAAGATCGAGCCGTCGCCGCCGGCGGCGGTCAAGGCGGTGCCGCGCAAGAGCGTGCCGCTGTCGGAGAGCTTGCCGTTGGCCGCGGCGTAGACCTGGGCGTACTGCGCGATGATCTTCGAGGCGATGCCCTGCCGGCTGGCCTGGTCGTCGATGGGAATGACCGACGTGACGACGTCGGTGCTGATGACGTTCTGCTCCAGCACGCCGATCTCGTCGTCGGTCGAGCCGGCCAGCGCCAAATAGCCGCCGGAGAGCATCACCCGCAGAAACGGGTTGAACGTGGTGTTGACGGGCAACGTGATGTTGCCGATTTGCTTACGCATGGGGGGAACTCCGAAAAGTGTGGATTGGTGGGGTGGCGGCAGCGGAAAGGTCCGGTCGATCGCCTAGCGCTTCGCCGGCCGCGGCATGAGGTCGTACTTCTCGGCGATCAGCCGCTTGCCGAGCATGGTCGGATTGCTGGCCGCCAGCCAGGCCTGGTGCAGCCCCGGATCCTTGTTGGCCACGACCATCACCGCCTCGCGGCGATTGGCGGCGCGGCCCATCTTGACGCGGTTCTTGATCACCGCGGCGACCGCCGATTCGAAGTGCTCCTTGATCTCGCTGGCGTCGAGGTCCTCTATGTCTTCGTCGCAGGGATTGGCGTCCTCGACTTCGTCCTCGGCCTCTTCCTCCTTGGCCGGCTTCTTCTTGGCGTTCTTCGGCGGCTTGACGCCCGGCTTGTTGCTGGCGGCCTTGCCGGCGGCGACGGCCGCGGTCAGCTCGGCGATCTTCGCCTGCTGCGCGGTCATCCAGGCGCTGGCGGCCTGCTCGACGGTGGCCTCGGTTTCCAATTGCGCGCAGATGAACTTCTCATCCGCGCCGGGGCAGGCGGCCTTGATCTCCTTGAGCGTCGCGGCCTTGGGGGTTTCCTTGGTGGGTTCCGACATTTTCGGACTCCTGGGGGCTGGGGGTGGTGCGGCGCTGGCAACGAGGCCGGCCGGTGTTTTCTGGAATTGGTTCGGTTTGAGGCTGGCGGCGATCGACACGGCGGTAAGGAGATCGGTGCAGAACCCGCGCTCTTTGCAGGCTGGCCCGTCCATCCACGTCTCGTCGTCCATCCAGGCGGCGATCTCTTCCGGCCTGCGCCCGGTCCGCGCGGCGTAGATGCCCACCAGGCTCTGCTTGACCTGGTCCAGGACCTCGGCCGTCTTCCGCAGCTCCTCGGCGTCGCCGGCCGCCCATTGCGCCGGGTTGTGGATCATCATGTAGGCGTTTTCCGGCATCTCGATCGTGTCGCCGGCCATGGCGATCACGCTGGCCATCGACGCCGCGATGCCTTCCACGCGGGTCACGATCTTGGCCGGATGCGCGTTGAGCATCGCCAGGACTGCCATGCCCTCCCACACCGATCCGCCGGGCGAATTGATGCGGACCGTGATCTCCTTGACGTCGCCCAAGGCGCTCAACTGGCGGTTGAACTCCTTCGCGCCGACGCCGAAAAAGGCGTCGATCTCGTCGTAGAGGCAGATCTCGGCCTTGCCGTCGCCGGAGTTGGTGATCGTGGAGCGTGGCATACTCGAAACTCTCTAAACACGAAGTCACGAAGGGCACGAAGCGTGAGGATCCTTTAGAAGAGATGCGATTACGCGCGTGTCCCCTTCGTGTCCTTCGTGTCTGCGTGTTTAACTTGGTCTCACGTCTTGCTGCCGGCGGCTCCGGCCGCGGCCGTTGAATCGTCGCTGCTCTGCGGGCCTTCCTGGCCCATCAGGCGGAAGGTCATGCCCTCCGGGAACGGCCGGCTCATCAGCTCGCGGTAGTGCACGGGCTGGCCGTCGTCGGCAAATTTCTTATTGATCTTGGCGGCCAGCCTCTTGGCGCGGCAGATGACGCGATAGTTCTCGCTCAAAATCTCGCCGTCGACCTCGTCGATGTCCACGCCGTTGCGGGCCATGATCCGCCGCCGGCTGTTCAGTCCGCCGGCGGCCTCGGTCGTGTCGGCCTGCACGTCCTGCAGCGGCTGGATGTAGGGCCACGTGGGCGGGTGCCAGTCGTTGGCGAAGATCGCCGGGCCCAGCCGGGCGAACGCGCCGCGCAACACGCGGTCCTCCGCCATAGCACAGCGCACCCGCCAGCGCCATACCGGGCGGTGGAAGTGCTGCGCCAGCCACTTCTGGAAATCACGGAAGCGGATCTTGGCCTGGTCCATCGCACCCCGCCAGCCGCTGAAGTTCGTGTTGGACGGGTCCAACAGGAAAACGCACAGCGGCAGATCGAGGTTGATGGAGATGAACGTCAGCACGAGGCTCGCGTGCTGGAAAAACTCTTGGTTCGGGATGGCCGGCGAAAAGCCTTCGATCTTCTCGCCCGGGATATCGCTGTAAATGTCCTGGCCGGGCTGTGTCGGGTTGACGCCGCGCTGCATGCCCACGGGCGGCCAGGTGAGCGCCCCTTGCGCCGCGGCGGCGTTCGCGCCCGTGCCCAACGGGGGCGCGACTTCTGGCGCCAGCGTGTGCAGGAACGTGTAGCAGCTCGCCGCCTGGGCTTTGACGAGCTGGGCAAACGCCAGGTCGTCCATCATGCCGCAGGTATCGGCCGGGGCTGCCAACGCGGTGACCCCGCGGGTCATGCTCAGGCGGTCGGGGCGGTACAGGTGCAGGACGTTGGGCCACTCCAGCCCGGCGAACTCCGGATCCGGGTCGCGGCTGTAGGCTGAGTATTTGGTGACGTCCGAAACCAGGCGGACGCTCTGGTGGATCTCCCAATCGCGATTGGTGATCCAGTATTCGCTCGGCCGGCCGTCGTCATCGGCCACGATGCCGTGCACGCAGTGCGTCTTGCGGTTTCGCAGGGCGTTGACCGGCGTGCGGCAACGGTGGTTCTCCAGACACCAAAGCTGATCGTTCTTGGTCGGCAAGGCGAACACGTCGCCGTCGACGACCGTATGCTGCAGCATCAGCTTTTCCAGGTCCCAAAAGGTATGCGTTCCGTCGCGGCTGCAGGCCCGCGGGTCGTCGGCCCAGGCGTTCCAGCGCTGTTTCAGGTCGCGATTGAGCTTGCGATCGCCGGTCTTGGGGGCGGGGATAAAGCCGCCCTGGATGATGTTGGCCACCATGCGGCGCACCGCCTGGCCCAAAACCACGTTGTTCCGCATCAGCTCCCGCGCCAGCTCGACCATCTGGAAGTAGGCGGTCTGGATGCGGATATGCCAATCGGCGCCCGTCCCCTGGGGGATGATGCCGATGCGCGTGCGGCGGTAGATCGAGGGCCGCGCGGCGTCGTAATCGTTCCGCATGCCGAAAAACGATTCGGCCAGGTTGCGGCGCTCTTTCAGTCGCATGATCAGCCGTAGTACGGTCCCGTATAGGTGGGCAGGAACGGTTCGCCGCGGGTAAAGACCCGCGTGATCGGTCCGGCGGCATGGTTCGAATTGGCATACAGCCAGCGCTGGCAGTCGGCGATCTGCCGCTCGATCACCGCCGGGTCAATCTGCACTTCCTCGGCCCGGTTGCCATGTCCGACCTGCTTGGGGATGCGGATCAGCAGTTGCCGGCAGGCGGCCAGGAACGTCTGGGCTTCCTGCACGCTGCCGTCGATGTCGTAGGAGGCGTTGTCGTAGTACGCGGCCTTGACTTCGGCGAGCGTGCTGGTGGAACTGATCGAGACGGACATTACATGGCAGGGAGCGGGGAGCTGTGAGCAATGAGCTTATAGTCAACAAATGCTCGCGGAACGCACTGCGGCAAGGAAATCCGGACCATCCGGCCGCGGATCAAGCGGATCGTCCGGGCGGCCAGGATTCAACGGGCAGGCCGGCCCTTGGTCGCGGCCTTGGCCGCGGCCAAGGCATTTGGGAGCGAGAGTTGAAAACTGCTCTTCAGCCGTTCATGGGGACCTGGCTGCGTTTTTCGCGGCAGTTTCTCGATCCGCTCCAGAAGGCTCAAGGCGCGGCGCGCCTGGGACTCGCTGACGTAGCCGCCGTCCTGCTTTGCGCGGCCCATGTCCAGGGAAAACTTTCGGTCCCTGTAGTGAATGGTGTCGGAGTAGCGGAAGCCGTTGCGGGCGATGTCGAACCAAACCGCGGCATCGATCTCGTTGAAGCGCTCCAGCGCGGTTGTTTCGTCATTCGTCATTTGTCATTCGGGCTTCCTCGGCGACCGCCGGTTCGATATGCGCGGCCAGGTCGCGGAGCATCGCGGCGGTCGGGCCGGCCGGCAGCGTGGTGATGTAATCGACGCGGCCGCCGGGGCTGGCAATCACCAGGCAGTAGCACGAGCCGGCGGGCATGATGTTCTGCGTCATCTGGCCGGCGGTGTCCAGATACTGCTGGATCTCCACCGCATTCATCTCCTGCATCGTGCGGCGGCGCCTTACCGGCTGCTGGTGGGCATGCGTCTGGCGGCGCTCGCCGGGGAGAAGCTGGCCGGGTCGCTTCATGGGCAACGCGGCTTTCAGGAATGGATCTTGGTCGCTATTCATGTTTACTCCAGTGTGGTCGCCAGCCGCTCGAAAAGCCAGCGCACGACGTCGGCGCGGCTGTTGCCGACGTGGCGGTTGTTAGCCAGCCGCGCGTTGCTGAGGTTCAGCGCCTTTTGCACGCGACGGAAGGCGGCTGATGCCCCGCGGTCCAAACGCACGTCGAGGTGCATCTCGCGCTCCAAATAGCCTTCGGGTTCATCGTCCGAAACGGGAACGGTGATGGCCACGGCGCGCCAGTGTTCCGGTTTTGCGGGCGGTTTTGCGGCCGGGCGGGCTGCCGGGCGCGGCGGCTGCGCGGTCCGCGGCGCGGGCGGCTCGGCGATCTGCGGCGGCTCCTGCACCGCAGGCGGCGCCGTGTTTTCTTCCGGCGGGGCGTCGCTGAGCGCGGCCAGCCAGGCCCGCGGGTCCTCGCAGGTGCGTGCCTGCGCGATGATCACGTCGATCGATTTGCCCGTCGTCGCCGTGGTGATGCCCAGTTCCTGGCAATACTTTCGCAGGGCCTTCACACTGGTCGTGTCTTCAGACATGAGGTTCCTTTTCGTCGAAAAGTTCGTTGACGTTCTCGATCCGATATCGGCCGTCGCGCTCGCGAATAGCGATGGCATACGTCGGTTTGCAGACGACCCGCTCGAGTTCCGCATACGGGCGCACGGGCGGAAAGTCGCGATTCCAAACTGTGAAACAAAAGCACCGCGATCCTGGAGCGTGAAACGCGTTTTGGATGATGGATCCGGGAGGCAAGATCGGCCGGCAAGAAATGGAAAAGTACTCCGGACCCTCGCGCAGGTCGCGCGTCCCCATCCCAATCGCATTGCGCTCGGAAAACTGAAATATCTTCAGGCGATTCTCGTCGCCGGCGGGTAGAGGGATCACGTCACGTCCTTTCACTGGCCAAAAATGGCCGGCCATCGGCTGCCACCAGCGGGAACCGTGGCGGCCGCGGCTCGCGGGGCGCGGGGGGCGTAGGCGGAGGCGGCGGCTTGATCAGCCGCACACCCAGAAAATTCCCGATCGTGCAGACGTTGTAGAGATTGTCCAGGTGGTGGTTCTTGCGCGAATGCCGGACCCACTTTTTCACGAGTCCCACGCCTTGGATGAACTCCTCGACCTGCTTTTCAGCAGTCAGCATCTTGACCAGGCTGATATGCTCATTGCGATCGGTGGAGTGGTAAAATGTGATCGCCCCAGGCTGCGGCGTGCCGTCGGCATCCAGGATCGGCGTGGCCAGACGGCGATGCGCCCAGCTTTTCCAGTAGTCGGCGTTGACTTCCACGATCCAAGCGCCTTTTTCGGCGTCCCAAACAATGTGATAGTCCTCGCCGATGAAGCGAATCTTCTTGTTGCCCTTGCCGGGAGTGGCGTAACGTCCGCTGTATTGCGGACCGATCCCAAATCCCATGGCCGCCTTGTAGCGCGGTCCCGATTCTTTGACAAAGGGAATGATGCCCTGGTCCTTGTAGCGGGCGTCAATCCAGACTTGTTCCGGGATCTTGCGTTCGTCTGACGCCTCGACAACAAAGCCCGGCTCGACGACCTCGTCGCGAAAATCGCGGAGGGCCAAGAGAATCGCGCGGGCGATGTCCATCGAGTCGCCGGGGACCTCAAACTTGCCGTAATCGACGACGTGACCGCGGGCGTCGGGGCGCCAGGCCATCAGCAGCCAGTAGCTCACCCGCTTGCCGATATCGATATGCATTACTAGCGACTGCGTGTCGGCGGGCACGATGCCCTTGCCCGGGTCCTGCATGCGTTGCGAGAGCTTGGCGGTGTCCAGCGGCGTTTCGTCGATCGCTGAGGGCACGTGCGGAATGACCCACACGAACTGCACCAGCTCGCGTTCGGCGGCCTCGCTGTCCTCGGCGCGGACCGCCTTCCACTCCTTCAGGCCGATCGTGCCGCAGTCCCAGAAGAGATTGTTGAACGCGCTCCAGCGGAAGCCGAGCGTCAACGTGTCCGGCAGCGGGCCACTGACGTTGCCCGCGGCGTCGATCGACTGGCCGCGGTGCAGGAGCACGGCGCGTTCGTTCATCCGTCGCCGCTCCATTTCGCTCAGCGGATGCTGGCAGGCGGGACAAACAAAATGTGCCAGCCGCATAGCCTCCATTTCGCTCGTAGCTTGCTGCCAGCCGCGGAAATGTTCGCGCTCGGGAGTGACGTGTTGTCCGCAATGCGGACAAGGGCAGGCGAGTTTCGAGGCCGTGCCCTTGGTGTATTCCTGCCAGATGCGGCCGGCGGCGATGGAGACGGTGCATTCGCCGTACATCTGCCGGTTGAGGACCGACCAGGCATTGGAACGGGCCTCCATCTGCGAAACGGGATCGGTCTCCCGGCTCGCTTCGCCCGCCTGGTCCATCTTGTCCATCTCGGTCATCGCCACGACGCGGGCGGTATAGCTCGAGCGCTTTTCGTCGCCGCCGCCGGCGGACATGAACTTCAGTTCCGCACCGTGGCGGAACTTGATGGCCTCCAGATTGCCCACGCCGTCGCGGCTGCCGGGACCGGATGCCGGCAGCAAGGACCGCAGTCGCGGCGAGGCGACGATGACGGGCTTGATCTCCTTGTCCCACTTGGCGTGGTTCAGCTCTTGCGTCGGCGCGCCGGAGATCGTCGTCTCGCCGATCTCGAAAAGGTGGTAGCAGACCGGCACAACGAAGCAGATCAGCGATTTGCCGGACTGCACACAGCCGACGGCACAGATCCGCGGCCAGCGGCCGCTGTCCATCGCGTCCAAGAGAATGCCCTGAAACGGCTGGCTGTCGTCGCGCCAGAGCTGGCCGCGCAACGGCCCTTCGTCGATTACGAGCTCCTGCTCACACCACTGGCGGCGGCTGCGGATCTCGCGCGTCTGCGCCGTCGTCAGGCAGTCGCGGATTTCCGTCGCCGTCGTTTGTTCGATCAGGCTCAGGGCCATCAGAAAACAGAGAATCCACGTCACGGGTCGCATCCTGTAGTGCTCGGTTCAAGATTCGCAGTGCCGCCGCGCCGAACTGTCGCTGCAGCGTTTCGCCGGCCGCATGCAGCACGGCAGCCACGCGGAGCCAGCACTGGTGGGACTTCTCGCGACTGACCAAACTGCCTTCGCGCTCGTGGCGTTCCAGCCGCAAAAGCAGCGTCCGCTCCTCGCGGTAACGCTCGGCCCAATCCGAATCGCCCAACGGCAGGTCGTCTTCCGGCCCGAGGCGGCGGGCGTTGCGGGCCAGGAAGTCATGCAGCCACCGCGCGACGGCTGCCAGGTCGATCAGGCTGCCGAGGATCGGGATCCCGTAGCGGCTGGCCTGCTCGTCAAGGACTTTGTGCTGCCGGCCGCTGAGTTGCACCCAATGCTTCTTGGGGATGCTGGCGTAATGTTGCCAGCGGGCCGTCTCGTCGGCTTTCTTCAGCGCGGCCTTGTCGCCGGCGCCGGCCTTTTTGGCGCTGGTGCCAGCCTCGCCGCGGTCACGCTTTGGCATCGCGCTTACTTACTTACGATTGTCCGTTCTGCGTATAAAAAAACGCGCCAACAAACGGAGGTTAGCC